GGAATGTCCCAAGTGCGGTAGTAGGAACAATGTGGCGGTGTACTCCAATGGGGGCCGCCACTGTTTTTCTGCCGACTGTGACTACCACGTAAACGGTGAAACCGGGGAGGAGATACAGGTGTCAACACCCTCGACTCTACACATGGGTGGTGTCGTGTCTGAGATTACCGACAGGAGACTGTCTGCAAAGACCGTTAGTAAGTATCAGGTCACTGTGGACTACGCTCCGGACGGTACGATAGCCCGACACTACTACCCCTACTATGACGTGGACACTGGTGAGCTAGTCGCCGCAAAGTCACGTTTAGTGAAGAACAAGGACTTCCTGTCGTCTGGCAACATGACGAACGTGGGCCTGTTTGGTCAGAAGCAGTGCCGGGGTAAAGGCAAGTACGTCACCATCACTGAGGGCGAACTAGATGCCATGTCTGTCTATGAGATGTTCGGGCAGAAGTACGATGTGGTATCCCTACGCTCTGGTGCTTCTAGTGCCGCTAAGGAGATCAAGCAAAACCTAGAGTGGCTAGAGGGCTACGAGAACGTGGTCGTATGTTTCGATCAGGACAAGGCCGGTGAGATAGCCTTAGAGCAAATTAAGGATCTATTCAGCCCCAACAAGCTGAAGATATGCACACTGCCCCTGAAGGACGCCAGCGAGATGCTGATGGCTAACAGAGTGCAGGAGTTTACTCAGGCGTGGTGGGACGCCAAGGTGTACAGACCGGACGGGATCATTGCCGGTGCTGACACATGGGAGGCGCTTGTCAACAAAAGACAAGTGAAGAGCATACCATACCCGTGGGATGGGCTAAATGAAATCACAAGAGGACACAGACCGTACGAACTCGTCACTATCACCAGCGGTTCTGGCATGGGAAAATCCCAATTTATCAGAGAACTTGAGTACGATTTACTGCAACGGACAGAAGCTAACATTGGTGTACTTGCACTGGAGGAGGATGTCGCAACAACAGCTTTGGGAATCATGTCTGTGGCGGCGTCTCGAAGGCTCCATTTGGAGGAAGACACTCCTGCGGATGCACTCAGACCGTTTTGGGAATCAACGATGGGGTCTGGAAGATATTATCTGTTCGATCACTGGGGATCAACGTCAGCAGATGAACTTCTCAGCAGAGTACGGCACATGGCAAAGGCTTGCGATTGCCGATACATCATTCTCGACCACTTGTCAATCGTTGTTTCTTCTCAAGAGAACGGCGATGAGCGTAAGGCCATAGACGAGATTATGACAAAGCTGCGAACGCTTGTGGCAGAGACAGGGATCACCCTGTTCCTCGTGTCACACCTCAAGCGTAGCTCTGGCACAGCACACGAGGACGGTGGGCGCATCAGCCTGCAGGACTTGCGTGGTAGCCAGAGTATAGCACAGCTATCCGACATCGTGATAGGCATGGAGCGAAACCAGCAACACGAGGACGAGGACGTGAGGAACACTACGTGTGTACGGGTTCTCAAGAATCGCTACGCCGGGGAAACTGGACCCGCTTGTTGGCTACGGTACGACAAGTTTACCGGACGCATCCACGAGTGTGCCAACCCTAACCCACCGGAGACAGAGTTTTGAATCTAGTCTTTTGTGACATTGAAACTGACGGTCTGGACGCCACAACCATCTGGTGTGCAGTGTGCCGACACAACGGAGAATCGGAGGTAATCTGTAATGAAAAAGATTTCAAGGATTATGTTCAACGCAAGGAGAAAGCTACGTTCGTCTTCCACAATGGAATTGGGTTTGATGTTCCTGTGGTCGAGCGTCTTTGGGACTTTACTTTTGACAGGGCTTTGGTCACTGACACGCTGATCTTATCACGCTTGGCTGACCCCAGCAGGTCTGGTGGTCACTCTCTGAGAAACTGGGGCAACATCTTGGGCTTTGCCAAAGGTGACCACGATGATTGGTCCCGGCTGACAACAGAGATGATTGACTACTGCATCCGTGACGTAGAGCTAACTGAGGCTGTCTACAAGCGCCTCATGGTAGAGCTAGACGGATTCTCACAGGAGAGCATTGATCTGGAGCACGAGGTTCAGTGGGTCATACAGGAGCAGGAACGCCACGGGTGGCTACTGGATCAGCGTTTGTGTCACGTCCTGTGCGCTAAATTTAAGGAGCGCATGAATGAAATTGAATCTGATCTACAGGCGCTTTTCCCGCCGATTGTTGAGGAACGTTATTCCGAAAAGACAGGTAAAAGACTCAAAGATAAGGTCCATGTATTCAACGTTGGGTCGAGACAGCAGGTTGCCGAAAGACTTACAGCTAAGGGTGCAGTTTGGAAGGAACTCACTGCGACAGGCAAGCCGGTTGTTGATGAGAAAACGCTCAAGGAGAATCATCATGTACCCGAAGCGGCTCAAGTCTTGGAATACCTCTTGTTGCAGAAGCGATACGCACAAGTAAACTCATGGATAGAGCACGTTCAAGAGGACGGTAGGGTTCACGGCAGGGTGATAACTAACGGTGCTGTAACAGGACGCATGACACACCAGAGTCCCAACATGGCACAGGTTCCATCAGTCAATTCTGAGTACGGAGAAGACTGCCGTAACTGCTGGATTGTTCCTGAGGGACGGAGGCTGGTTGGTGTTGACGCCAGTGGACTAGAACTACGGATGCTTGCTCACTACATGGGCGACGAGGAGTTTACAAATGTCTTGCTTAGAGACGACATTCACACCAGAAATCAAACTGCTGCAGGACTTGCAACAAGACCTCAAGCAAAGACTTTCATTTATGCTTTCCTCTACGGAGCAGGAGACGCCAAGATTGGAAGCATCGTCGGAGGAACTGCAAAGGATGGCAATGCGCTTAGGACACGCTTTCTACGAAATACACCTGCTCTTGAAGGTCTACGAGAACGAGTTGGACAGGCTTCTAGGAAAGGATACCTTATCGGACTCGACGGACGACGACTCTGGATTAGATCAGAGCATAGTGCATTAAACACGCTACTACAGGCCGCTGGTGCGATCATTATGAAGAAGGCTCTGGTGCTTCTGGATGACTACGCAACACAGCACAAGATTGACTACAAGTTCGTGGGGAATGTACATGACGAGATACAATCGGAGGTGGCTACTGAACAAGCAGAGAAGTTCGGCTGGCTCGCAGTGGAGTGCATCAAGGCGGCTGGGCTTTCTTTTGAACTCAGATGTCCCCTCGACGGAGAGTACAAAGTCGGATCAACGTGGACGGAGACACACTGATGGAAAAGGTGACGGACCCAAACAGGATAGGTGACATAGCAGAGTTCTACGCCGTGACGTGGTTGTGGGACAACGGCTACGAGGTTTTTGTAAACTCTGGATCTACCGGGCCAGTAGACATGATCTGCGTAGACAAAGAAGGCAACGTCAAGTTCATTGATGTTAAGTCAAACCGAAACACCAACCTAACCGGACGCTCAGAGATACAGAAAAAGCTGAACGTTCAGTACCTACACTTTCACCCAGACACCCGTAAGTGTCGTTTTGTGGAGCACCAAGTATGAACAAACTCTACTCATTGGTAGACGACATATACAAAGTAGTGTCGGAAAAAGAGCCTGCAGAGGGCGTTGATCTGTACGACGAGATTGACCGCTTTGGCGAAAACTGTAAGCGCCTGATGACAAACCTGTTCACAGAGAAGCGTGACGGGCGCAAGCTGCGAATGTCAAACATCGGACGTGACGACCGTTATCTGTGGAACGTAGTGAACAACCCGGATGTGCAGGAGGAGATGACTCCCAACACATACGTCAAGTTTATGTACGGGCATCTGATTGAAGAGATGCTTTTATTTCTAACTAGAGTCTCAGGACACGAGGTGACTGATGAGCAAAAGAAGTGTGAGGTGCGTGGTATTACGGGGTCTATGGACTGCAAAATTGATGGTGTTGTCACTGATATTAAATCTGTGTCCACTTTTGGGTTTAAAAAATTCAAAGACGGAAGTTTGGCTTATGATGACCCGTTTGGATACGTTGCTCAAATTAAGGGATATGCGCATTCAGAAGGCGAGACAAAGTTTGGCTGGCTGGCAATGGACAAGCAGAACGGACACCTAACTTACCTGATGTACGACTCTGAGGACACTCAGGCTCCTGTGTACGGCAAGATCAGCTACGACATAGAGGAGCACGTTGACCGCATAAAAAAGCTAGTAGAGCAACCGGAAGCACCAGAGCACTGCCACGAAGCCGTACCAGATGGCAAAAGTGGAAACAAAAAGCTCGCAGTCGGTTGTTCGTACTGTCCCTACAAGCATACTTGCTGGCCCGGAGTAAGAACCTTCATCTACTCAAGTGGTCCCAGATATTTAACAGAGGTGGTCAATGAGCCGAAAGTCGCAGAAATCCAAGCTGGGTAACTTTAGATCGGAGTTTGAAAAAGATGTCGCAACGCAGTTACAACCATTTGGCTTTAGCTACGAGCCGTGTCAGATCGACTACAGGGTCGAAAGAAAGTACACCCCAGACTTTGTGTACGAACTTAACGGACGAGTCTACTACATTGAATGCAAAGGATATTTTCGCGCAGGAGACACGCAAAAGTATAGAGCGATCAATCAGTGCCTCAAGGAAAACGAAGAACTCATATTTGTACTGATGAAGCCTAATCAGAAAGTGAGTAAAAGTACCAAAAATACTATGGCCCAATGGTGTGACAAACACGACATTTTATGGTATAATATAGAAACACTAAAGGAGTTGGTTGATTATGTCTCTGACACTAGAAGAAATTAAGGAGCGTCTGTTGCGGCTATACGACCCTGATGATCTTATCGAAGCCTTGCAAATATCTTCAGAGGACTTGCTAGACAGATTTGAAGATAAACTGCTGAAGAACATCGAAGAGTTCCAAGAAGACCTAGAGGAAGAGACACATGAGTATTGACAATGCTACGCCTAAAGAATGGGACAAAGCAAGCACGACAGTAACAGGCAAGCTGTACCACCCAGAGGACAAGCACATTAACCCCGTAACAAAACCAGAGCACTACAACAAAGGCGGGATTGAGGCAATAGATTACATCAAGCAGCAGTTAGGCGCAGGCTTTGGTGACTACTGTTCGGGAAACGTGATGAAGTATCTTCACCGATATAAATACAAGAACGGAATTGAGGATTTACGAAAGGCACGACAGTATTTAGATTGGTTAATAGAGGATATGGTCAATGAAGGTTATTGAAGGAAAGTTTGGAGGTAAGAGCAAGGAAGCAGACGACAGCATAAAAACATCAGAGTTTCTGGCTACGTTTACAACAAAGGCTATGGACTACGAATCAAGCGGAAAGCAAGTAAAGGTTGCTGTTATCATGTACGAAGATGGAGAAGTGTTTGAAGTTGCGTCCAACGAGCAGTACCCTGATGGCGTGTATATGCTACTTCAGTTAGCAGCACAAGCAATCATCAACGAAACTCTAGGTGTATCCTGATGTACAGGACGATACCCCTAGTCTTGCTTCTGTCAAGCTGTGCCGTTTCAGAACTGGGAGAATGTCTGAAGTGGTCAACACAAGAGTACGTGGTACAAGAGTGCGCTGGTCACGGCCTAAGCCGCATCTGTGTCGATACAACCTATTACAAACCGTTTTGTTTAGTTAGAGAAGAGGAGAACTAATGGACGCATACCAACAGTACATACACAAGTCCCGGTACGCACGTTACCTGCCAGAAGAAAAGCGCAGGGAGACTTGGGAAGAAACTGTAAACCGTTACGTTAATTATTGGGTTGATCGTGCTGACCTGAATGACTTTGAAGTATCGGAGTTGTTTAAGTGTATCCACGACCTAGACGTAATGCCTTCCATGCGAGCACTGATGACCGCAGGCGAGGCGTTAGACCGGGACAACGTAGCAGGGTTTAACTGTAGCTACCTGCCTATTGACCACCCCAAGGCGTTCGACGAGATGATGTACGTGTTGATGTGCGGCACGGGTGTGGGCTTCAGTGTAGAGCGGCAGTACGTACAGAAACTACCAGAGGTAGCGGAGACATTCCATGAAACCGATACAGTTATTAACGTGGCAGATTCGAAGATCGGATGGGCGAAATCGTTTAGGGAGTTGGTATCACTGCTGTATTCGGGTCAGGTTCCCCAATGGGACGTTAGCAGAGTACGACCTGCAGGTTCCACGCTTAAAGTTTTTGGAGGTAGAGCAAGCGGTCCAGAGCCTCTGCTTGACTTGTTCCGATTCACAGTTGACCTCTTTCGGGGAGCGGCTGGACGAAAACTTAGCTCCGTTGAGTGCCACGATCTTTGCTGCAAGATTGCTCAAATTGTCGTCGTTGGAGGAGTCAGGCGATCAGCCCTCATCAGTCTCAGCAACCTCACAGACGACAGACTGCGACGATGTAAGCACGGACAGTGGTGGGTTGACAACCCCCAACGTGGACTAGCGAATAACTCAGCGTGTTACACAGAAAAACCAGACTTTGAGGCATTTCTAAATGAGTGGACCAGTCTATATGAATCCAGATCCGGAGAGCGAGGAGTATTTAGTCGAGTCGCAAGTCAAAAGCAGGCTGCACGAAATGAACGAAGAGATGCTACCTTTGATTTCGGAACTAATCCGTGTAGCGAAATCATCCTCAGACCCTACCAATTCTGTAATCTTTCAGAAGTTGTTGTTAGGCCACACGATACACTCAACAGCCTCAAACGAAAAGTTCGGGTTGCGTCTATCCTTGGGACTCTTCAGGCTACCCTCACAGACTTCCGATACCTCAGAAATATTTGGAGAGTAAACACAGAGGACGAGGCGCTGCTAGGTGTGTCACTGACGGGTATCATGGATCACCCGTTGCTATCAGGACGAGGAGACAAGAATGAACTCAAGAAGTGGCTTAGAGCAATGCGACAAGAGGCCATTAAGACTAACGGAGAGTGGGCTGCTAGGTTGGGTATTAACCCGTCTACAGCCATTACTGCTGTTAAGCCTTCAGGTACTGTTAGTCAGTTGGTCGACAGTGCTAGTGGTATCCACCCTCGCTATAGCTCTCAGTACATTCGCAGAGTTAGGGCTGACAGTCGT